GATAACTGGTACGGGCTCATCACGCTCTACAACTCCAGTGCGTGCGTGCTTGCTGCGGCAGCCTGGGCCGAAAGCAAGCTCAAAGTGTACGGCGTACAGGTGCAAGACTCCGAGTGCGCCACCGTCGCAGCTGGCATCGCAACCGATATCAGCAAGGCTCTTCAGACGGCGGCCTACTTCCGAACCTTCGACGGATACCACCCGGACAATGGCCAGTTCCTCGACGCTGCGTGGTTCGGTCGCTGTCTGCCGTACACCCCCGGATCTGAGACGTGGTTTGGCAAGACGCTCGCGGGAGTGTCGGCGATGTCCACGACTCCACCGTACAAGATGACGGCGACGTACCAGACCAATTTGACCGCCAAAAACGCGAACTTTTATTACGCCATCGCCGGGCGTAATATCACCGCGCCGGGTAAGGTGGCGGCTGGCGAGTGGATCGACACCATCCGGGGACGTGACTGGCTGCAAGTGCGGATTCAGGAGGCTGTGGCTCTCGTGACCATGAACGCTGACAAGATCCCATACACCGACCCCGGCATCGGCAGGATTGACAGTGAGGTCCGCGCAGTGCTGGCTCGGGCAGTGACAAACGGATTCCTGGCAAGCTACACCGTTACGGTGCCGACAGCCGCATCGCAAACGCTGGTGGATAAGGCAGCGCGCATCCTGCGCGGATACTCCTTCGTCGCTCCGATCCAGGGCGCGATCCATCTCACCTATATCACGGGCACTCTCACCAACTAAGGGGCGATACAGTGGCAACTTCAACGTGGGATTTCAAAAAGCTCGTCGTCGTGTATGCAGGCCAGACGATATCTGGTTTTGCTGCTGACGTTTCAATCGACCCGGACGGCGGCGAGGATGTCGCCACCAAGACAGTAGGAAGCGACGGGAGCGAGACGGTGGTGGTGTTTCACAACAACACATCGGGGAGCGTGACAATGGCGCTGATGCCATCCTCCGCTAGCAACGATATCCTCTCCGCTCTTGCTGCCGTCAAGACCGTTGGGCCGCTCCTGATCAGGGACTCCAACGGGCGGACCGTCCTAGAGACTCCCTCGGCGTGGATTGCCCGGCGTCCTGTCGTGGCGTTCGGCGCGGAGCTTGGCGAGCGCGAGTGGCGCATTGACTACTCTGATGCCTCCTTTGTGATCGGCGGATTGGTGCAGGCGTAACCATGCCCAGAGAACCACAGATCAAGATTATCGACGGGTACACCGTCCAGGTTCAAGCGCTCCCGGTGTTCAAAGGGCAGCGGCTCTTTGTGCGCTTGCTCAAGACCGTAGGCGGCTCGATTGGGCCAGCCCTTGCCGCGCTCGCTTCGTCGGGCTCCAAGGGGCTCGGGGACATGGACTTGTCGCAGCACTTGCCGACGATGTTCTCGGCTCTGTCTCCCGAAGAGCTAGAAGGCATAACGCGCGAACTACTGACCGGCGCGGTGCTCGACCCGCATGGCAAACCGCAGGATCTGCTTTCGGTCGCGGACATCGTTTTTCAGGGCTCTGTGCTCACGCTGCTCAAGTGCGCGATGTTTGCGGTCGAGGTCAACTTCGGTGATTTTCGAGGGATCGTGGTCGGGATGCTCGACGACGCACGACGGAAGGCGCAGAGCAAGGAGAGCCCCTCCATGGGATCGAGTGGTTTGCAGACGAGTGGCCAATCTGGCGGATCGTCCACGCCAAGCTAGCGACTCTTCAAGAGATTGGTGAGTATTGGTCACTGACCGACGTACGCAAGGCCAATGACCTACTTGACGCTTACGAGAGCGCCGAGCGTAGGATGCGGAAAAAACAGGAAAGGAGTCGGCGTTGATCGTACGTGAGCTGTTCGCAAAACTTGGGCTCTCGGTTGACGCTGCCTCCTTTGCGGTCGCCGACCAGATGCTTGGTGCCGTCAAGTCCGGGCTTGGCCTCCTGGTCAGTGGTGCAGTGCGTGCCGGTGAGGGGCTAACCGAGATCATCACCAAGACTGTCGAGACTGCATCTGCGCTCAATGACACGTCGGTGGCTCTTGGTGTCACTACAGACGCGATCCAAGAGCTGGGCTATGCAGCGCAGCAAAACGGATCGTCCGTTGAGGGCATGAGCGATGGCATCCGCAAACTGTCAATCAACATGCAGGCGGCGGCCAGCGGAAGCGAAGAAGCGGCGCAGACCTTTCGCAAACTCGGCGTACAGATCACGGCAAACGGCAAGCTCCGCGAGGCTGATGAGGTATTTGGCGATCTTGCCGAGAAGTTCAAAGCGATGCCGGACGGCGCGCGCAAGGTCGCTACTGCGGTGGCTCTGTTCGGCAAGTCGGGCGCTGCTCTGATTCCGACCTTGCAAGCAGGTCGAGATGGGCTAGCAGAGCTACGGCAGGAAGCGCGCGAGCTTGGCATCGTGCTCGACAAAGACACGATCGCAGCCGGCGATGATCTCGGCGATACGTGGGACAAGCTCAAAGCCGCAGCGGACGGGCTCCGATACTCCATCGGTGGGCCGCTGCTGTCGGGATTCAAGGAACTGTTAGATTCCATGGTCCGGTGGATCAAGGCAAACAGAGAACTGATAGCTCAGCGCTTGCGCTCTGTAATGCGGGGCATCGCTGGAGCAATCAAGGCCGTCGGGGTCGGTTTGGATTTGGTGTGGCGTGCGCTCAACTTCGTGATCGCCCGGTGGAAGCTGTTCGCCGCGCTTATCGTCGGTTCGCTTGCAGCAATCGCAATTGCAAACGCGGGGGCGGTGATTTCTTTTATCGCGCTCGGGGCCGCCGCGATCGGATCGGCGATAGCTGCTGCTGCGGCTTGGGTTGTGGCGGCGGCCCCGTTTATCGCACTTGCTGCCTTGATTGCGATCGTGCTCCTGGCACTTGAGGATCTGTGGGTGTTCCTTCATGGCGGGAAGTCGCTCATCGGCGATGTCGGGAAGGAACTTGCCAAGCTCGTATCAGACTTCATCGATCAGGGGCCAAAGGCCGGCGAACACTGGATGCTCAAGATCCTGCGCTCGGTGCTCAGGTACCTGCGATTCGTCGGGCAGTTCTGGTCATTCCTCTTTGGCAAGATCTTCGACGGTGTCTCGTGGATGGCGGGCAAGATCGGAGGGCTGATCACGCGCCTCGAAAAGCTTGCTGCCCTGGCTAATGCCAAATGGGACATCACTGGCACCCTGAAACGCGGCGGCAACGCGGTGCTTGGCGCTCTGGACTCTGCTGGAGTGGCGGTAGGTAACGCGGCAGAGGGAGCGACGCAGCGCCTCTTTGCGCCCAAGACCCCCATGATGAGTGCGGCGCCGGCCCCCATTGTGCAGAGCAAGAGCATCACGGCGACCTATGCGCCGGTCATCAATCAGCAGCCGGGACAGAACGCAACCGATGTCGCGAACGAATCGCAGCGGCTATGGTCTGAATGGATGTCGTCGGAAATCGAAGGTGCATCAGCGGCAGTGGGAGCGCGATAGATGGCTGCCGAAAAGTACACCGGGCCGACTCTAATCGGGGATCTTGCGCTCGATTGCACTGTCACCGAGACGCACACTGCGACTTCGACCGTGACAGAGCACCCCGTGGAATCGGGAGCTAACATCACGGACCACATCCGCCCCGACCCGGTGCAGCTCTCAATCACGGGCATCGTAAGCGACACGCCGATCGGGTCAAGGCAGGTACAGCGCTCAATCGAGGTAGGCGGCGCGTCCGTACAGGTGACGCAGCAAGAGCCACCGAGCAGCGCGACGGGCTTTGGTCGTGCAGCGTGGGCCAAGCTAGACGCGATCCGCACGGCAGCCAAGCCGGTCAAGGTCGTCACTCGCGACAAGACCTATGATAGCATGGCGCTTGTTTCGCTGTCCGTTCCGAAGGAATCCAAGACCGGCGGCGCTCTGTATTTCACTGCGCAGTTCAAGCAAATTCGGATTGTCTACAATCGCACCACGAAAGTAGTCGTCGCGAAGGCCACAAAGTCACACAAAAAACAGGACACCGGCAAGCAGCCGACGGCAGCGGTTGAGCCTGAAAAGCCACGATCCATCCTAAGCAAAGACGTGTTTGGCGACGCGGGGACCGAGAAACTACAAAAGCTTGTCGGCAGCGCCCGCACTGGGCTGGGGCTTTAGCCATGGTAGAAATCCCGCTACGCTCTGACCTGCCACACTTTACTGTCGTCGCAGAACTCGACGGCACGATCTACCGTCTGGAGTTTCGCTGGAATACTCGCGAGGCGGCGTACTACATGCACATGTACGACGCTGACGAGGTGCTGATCCAGGGCTCTCTAAAGTGTGTCGTCGGCTGGCCTATTGGCTCTCTTGAATGCACTGACCCACGTCGCCCGCTTGGGACTCTCGTCTTTATCGACACGAACAATTCCGATCGTGATCCGACATGGACCGACGGAAAAGACGTGTACAACCTCGACACCGTGACCAGGGTGCCTGGATACGGGGAGCTTGGCGACCGGGTGCGCCTGCACTACTGGACGCTGGAAGATCTCCAGATAGCGGCGGCAGGTGGCTGACCAGCGGCTACAGGATAGGCGCGTCCGGCTGCTCATCGCGAACCGAGTAGCAGAGGACTACAAGAGCCTAACGGCGGACGTGACAGAAATCACCGACATGCGTGTCCAGTTCTCTGTCAAAAAGAGCGCGTCGAAGGAACCGAACACCGCAGAGGTCACGATCACAAACCTGTCACCGACCCGACGCGCGGCCCTGCAAACCAAGGGCGTCAAGTTCGTACTCGAGTGCGGCTATGTCGATACCGGGGTCAAGCAGATCTTTCAAGGTGACGTGCGGCATGTGTCCCACGTTCGCGAGGGAGCGGACTGGCGGACGGTCCTGAAGTCCGGAGATGGCGAGCGAGCGTTTCAGTTTGCGCGGCTCTCCGAGAGCTTGGGGCCAAAGGCGAGCAAGTCCGACGTGATCAAGCGGCTGTCGGCCAAGCTTGGGCTCGGCCTGGGCAACTCGGCAAAGGCTGCGGCTGCAATACCCGGAAGCTTTGAACAGGGCATTGTCCTATCGGGGCCAGTGAGCCGCGAACTCGACAAGGTACTGAAGGGCACCGGCTACGAGTGGTCGATACAGGACGAGCAGCTTGTGATCCTGTCGGCCTCTGAAGTCAGCGGGCAAGACGTGCCACTGCTCACGCCGGAATCTGGGTTGATCGGCTCACCAGAGTTCGGCGCTCCGCTCGAAAAAGGCGGCAAGCCTCAGCTCAAGTTTAAGGCTCTGCTCAACGCGAACATCAAGCCAGGTGCCAAGGTACAGATCCAGTGCGAGCGGTTCCCTATCGGCGTCTCGGTCAAGTGCGCGAAGGTCGAGCACAGCGGAGACACCGCAGGCCAGGACTGGTATACGTCAGTCGAAGGAGCGACCCTGTGACCACGCGAAACACGACACTGCAAGACCTGCTCGCACGGTTTAGGGAGTCGCTCGTGTCCGACCTGCACACTTCGCTTCCTGGCAAGGTGGTGAGGTACGACGCAGCCACTCAAAAGGCCGATGTTCAACCGCTCATAAAGGAGCGCTACACCGACGAGAGCGGAACCGCTCAAGCTCGCGAGCTACCCGTAATCCCGGCTGTCCCTGTGCAGTTCCCAGGAAGCGGCGGCTATCGAATCACCTTCCCAGTGGCCGTAGGAGATACCGGGCTCATCGTGTTCTCAGAGGCCAGCCTTGATAAGTGGCTCGTCTCTGGCGGCACAGTGGACCCTGCTGACGACCGGCGGCACGATCTGACTGACGCGGTGTTTCTTCCGGGGCTCCGCGACTTCGGACACGCACTGGCCAGTGCTCCTACTGACCGGGCTACGTTCGGCAAGGATGATGGGCTACAGATCCACGTAGACGGAAGCAAGATCCGCATCGGAACGACGACAGCAATTCAGCTTGAAAAGCATCCCAACGGCGAAACACTGAAGACGATCCTCGACACGCTGATCGCATGGGCTGGCACGCACACGCATCCCACGCCAGCGGGCGCGTCGTCGGCACCTACTGCGCCACCATTTCCACTGGATCCGTTCCCGACCTCCGGCTTGCTGAGTCAGTCTGTCGAGGTGAAGAAATGACCGCCTACCAAAAGATCACCGACTTCGGACTTGACGACGACGGCGACGAGTACGCCGACGAAACCGGGCTTGCGATGACCGGCGACCTACCTGGGATCAAGCAACAGACTACGTTGCGCCTTGGATTCTTCAAGGGGGAATGGTTTCTCGACGAGGAGCGCGGTGTCCCCTGGTACGAGGAAATCCTAATCAAGAGCCCGAACTTGATACGAATCCGCGAGATCTTCCGCGAGGCCATTCTATCTGTGTCTGGCAACAGAGAGGTCACCTACTTAGACCTTCGCTTCAGTGCTTTCGCGCGCACTCTCGACGTAAACTTCCGAGCTTCGACCGACCTCGGTGAGCTAGGAATCACACTCACAGGATTGCCCAATGCCTAGCTATGGCCTGCTACCCGAGGGCTTTGTGCCCAAGCCGCAGACGGTCATCAAGCAAGAGCTTGACACCGTCTACAAAAACACGTTCGGCGCGCAGCTTGGGAGTGAGCCAGACGGATCTATCCCTGCCGACTCAGTAGCCGGCCAGCGCATCGGGCTGCATGCGGAGCGCATGGCAGAGCTTTGGGAAGTCGGTCAAGCCGTAGATGCAGGCATGGACCCCGACCGATCGACGGGCCGCGCACTGGAAATTTTGTGCGCTATCACTGGCACCACACGAAACCAGGAACGGCAGACCACCGGCACCGTAGCGCTCACGGGCTCACCAGCGACATTCATCCCCAGCGGCTCTACCGTTGCAATCCCGATTGTCGGCACCCGCTTTGACACAGACGCAAACGCTACCCTCGTCGCTCTCTCAGCTTGGCTCGTCAACACGGTGTACGCTCTTGGGGACAGAGTGACCAATGGTGGCGCGCCGGCTCGGGTCTATGAAGCGGTGGCCGGTGGAACGTCTGCGCTCGTCGGTGCCGGGCCGAGCGGTACCGGGTCGAGCATCGTGGATGCGACCGTGACATGGTCGTACGTCGGCGATGGTACCGCTGCTGTTGACGTGACTGTGACTGCACAAACCCCCGGCCCCTTCGCAGCGCTCACGGGGCAGATCACGTCAATCGAGTCTCCTGTCAGCGGCTGGATCTCTGTACGCAATATGGCCGATGCCGCTGTGGGTGCCTACGTCGAGACATACGCCTCTCTGCGAAACCGGCGGGAGGCCGAGCTTGCCGGGCGCGGAAACGGGCCTCTGCCAGCGCTGAGAGCCGACCTCCTGAAAGTCAATCAGGGGACGGCAAACGCTGTCGTGGATTGCATCGTGTTTGAAAACTACACCGAGGTGGTGGATGTCAACGGCATCCCTCCGCACAGCTTCGAGGCGGTGGTCCTTGGCGGACTCGATGCCGATATCAGGCAGTCGATATTTGACACCAAACCAGCCGGCATCCGTCCGCATGGCACCGTAACCGGAACCGTCACGGACTCGACGGGCATCACTCACACGATCAAGTTCTCTCGCCCGACGAGCTACCAGATTTGGATTGAGGTTGACGTTACCTACAACGCGGCAAAGTGGCCGCTCGACGGCAACGACCAAGTCAAGGCCGCCATCCTCGCTGCACTCACGCCCGCCAACGGCTACACGATGGGCAAGGACGTGACGAGCTGGGGAATCGGGGCGCCTGTCGATTCGGTACCTGGCGTGCTCAACGTGACCGCGATCCGCATCGGTACTGCGCCTGCCCCCGTAGGAACGGCTGACATCCCAATGGGAATCAGAGACGTAGCTCTGTTCGACTCGGCGCGCATCCTGGTAACCTCTGTCGCAGGGACTCCGTAATGGGCGACGTACAGCATGAGCTTGACCATGCCGGCAAGATGCTCGCGCGCCTTGCCGAGGAGTTCCGCAAGCCCCGGATCTCGGCAATCCTCACCGGGGAAGCTGCGCAGTACCAGGCCATTGAGGACGCTTTCTGGCAGTTGCTGGTAGAGCGTGGGGTAGATACGGCAGTCGGCAACGCGCTTGACGTGCTCGGTCGAATCGTGGGCGAGCCCAGGCAGGGAGCGTTTGACGCTGACTACCGGCTGCGAGTCCGCGCGCGTATCCGTGTCAACCGGAGCGATGGGACCATAGAGGACATCCTCGACGTGGTGCGGCTGCTCATCGGCACGGTGCTGCTACCATCGGCGACGATCAAGCTGACGGAATACTACCCGGCTGCATTCGTGCTGCGAATCACGGGCCTTGTGATCTCCGCGACCCAGGCACTGATCTACAGCTCGTTTATCAAGCAAGCCCGGGGCGCAGCCATAGGCTCGGGTTTTGGCTGGCAACAGACAGCGGACGCCGACGCTTTTGTGACTGCAACGTCAAGCCCTCTGACAGTCGCTGCACTGGCCGGCGTCACTTCCTTTACCGTGGCCGACACATCGGAGTTCCCCGCTTCGGGCACGCTGGTAATTGACGACGGGCTAGCCGGCTCCGAGACGCTGACATACACCAGCAAGACACCGACGACTTTATCAGGATTCCCGGCGACGGCTAGCCCTCACACCCTTGGCGCAATGATCACACTCCCTGCCTCAGTCGGTAAGGGATGGGGTGACACCGCCAACCCAGCTACCGGCGGCGCGCTCGTCGGGATCATCTAGGAGTTACGATGCTTATCGACCTGATACTACCTGCCCTTGGTGGCCTGTTCGCGACGGTGGCACTCATCGTCAAGTACTTTGACAGACGAGCCAAAGAGCGCGCCATCTTGGCTGCTATCACAGAGGAGCAGCGCGACCAGATCAACTCGATTCCGCCGCTCTCTCTGGTGTTTGTGCTGACGCTGGCGACCGGGCTCCTGTGCTGCACTGCGTTTGTCGGCCAGCAAGTGCGCGCCATGCGGCAAGAGCTGATCTGCGCCAAGGACTGCACAAGCGACCGAGACTGCCGCCCCCCGGCTGTGTGCAGGCGCGGTGCGTGCGTAGACAACGCTGCCGAGGGGCGACCCGAGATAGCCATGTACATCCCCAACCGCAACCTCTCGACCTATTGGAGTCCGATCAATGGCCACTAAGCCGCTTACGTCCACTCTCCCCCGCTGGGCTGATACCGTCGCTGCTGACCCGACAAAGGTAGTCGAGCCGGCATCCGGCAAAAAAGACATCGGCTGGGCTGTCGCTGAGAAGCCGCCTGCGCAGTGGAAAAACTGGCTCCTACTCCAGATCTACAACTGGCTTGTGTGGCTCGATGCGTTCGAGACCGAGGCGCACACATGGACCATCACGCAGACGTTCGGCGGCGGTATCTCTGCCAGCAACTCGACCCTCAACACGCGGGCCATTTACGGAATCGGCAATTGCACAGCGGAGGGAATCAAGGG